ATGGTCAACCACTCAACCATACTGGCAGTAACGGCAGGCATGAAGTAGCAGCAGAGTTGCAGCCGGTATACATACAAAACGGAGGGATATTCATACAGAGCTTGGGAGCATTTAAAGACTCCAAGAGCTTCTATGGGCGGTACCCCATGCTCTATCCCATCGATCCTGTAGAGGGATGGGATGTAGATACGAGAGAAGACTACGAAGTAGCTCGGGCGATGTATGCTTCAAGAGGGGGCAAAAGTGGAGGATTACACCAGAGTTAATCTGATTTATGAGTGGGACAAGGTGGCTGAAGTAGAGATGGTTGTGTTGCGTGGTAGCTCTACTAGCTATCAGTTAGTGAAGGATAGGGAGACAATCCAGCTACTCATCAAAGAGCTTGAGCAGTTTGCTACGGGGTTAAAGGGGTTGGATGGATCAAGGGCAGACAGAGTGGACTGAGAAAGAGCGGGCGGCATTCGCCCCGCAAGAGCGGCTGCTGCCTTCAGAGTGGGCTGAGAAGTACAGGGTGCTGCCGAGCAGCATGGCAGCAGAGGCAGGACCCTACAGGCTTGCTAGGACCCCTTATCTACGTGGCATCATGGATGCTATCGTAGATAGGACCATAACCGAAATCTGCATTTTGAAGGCGGCACAGGTTGGGTATTCAGAGTGCGTCCGTAACATGCTCGGTTATGCCATAGACTCCGATCCCGGACCTTGCTTGATGGTGATGCCTTCAGAGGATGCAGCAAGAGAGATGGTCGATGAGCGTATCAGACCACTGCTTGAGACAACCCCTCAATTAGCAAAGCATCTAACAGGTAAGCTCTCAGATAATACAAAGGGGGGTATCAAGCTTGATACCATGTCCATCTATCTAGGGTGGGCAGGATCGCCAAATTCTTTGAGCAGCAAGCCATGTAAAATAGTCTACTTTGACGAAGTAGATAAGTACCCCAACTTTAGCGGCAGAGAAGCAGACCCTATCAGCTTAGGCAGGGTGCGCACTACCACGTACCAGCATCGGGGTAAGATAGTCATAGGTTCAACCCCAACGACAAGGCAGGGGCATATCTGGCGAGCTTGGGAGGGTTGCGGGGTGCAGCTCGATTATCACTGCCCCTGCACGATCTGCGGCGAGTTTCAGCAGATGGTGTGGACGCAGGTCAAATGGGCGAAGCTCTCGGAGGATAAGCAGCAACTGGCTGACATGGTCGAGCAGCAGCGACTCGCTTACTACGAGTGTATTCGCTGCAAGGGAGCCATCGGGGAGAGGCATAAGGCTAGGATGGTCGAGGGGGGCGTATGGCTCTCAGAGGGGCAGCAGATCGCCAGCAATGGGAAGATCAGCGGAGAGCGTCCAGTGAGCAAGAGGGTGGGGTTTAGAGTGCCCGGGATACTCAGCCCATGGATTAGCTTTAGTGGACTGGCGGCAGAGGGGCTGAGGGCGATGGGTGACTCAGCCAAGATGATGCACTTTAAGAATTCGTTTTGCGCTGAGGTCTTCGAAGAGCGGGTAAGTGGCATCAAGACAGATGAAGTGCGCCAGAGGGCAGAGGGAGCGATCAAATCGGGCATCGTACCGGCATGGGCTGCATTCTGTATAGCCTCTGTGGACGTACAAAAGGATTGCTTCTATGCGGTTATCAGAGCATGGGGGCATAACTACAAGAGTCATCTAGTATGGCATGGGCAGCTTATCAGTTGGGGCGAGGTAGAGAAGCTGCTTACAACTCCAATCCATCAAGAGGATAGCGAGGCAGTAACCCCGGTGCTGATGGTGATCGATACTGGCTACAGGTCCACAGAAGTCTATGAGTTTGCCAGTAAAGATAGCAGGATCATCCCGATTAAGGGTAGTGACAGGACGCAGCCCATCAGTCTCAGTAAGGCAGCTTATGCTTATGGGGTTAGCCTTAGATACATTGGGGGCGATTACTTTAAGGATCGGCTGGCAACCTATAGAGCAGACCCTGAAAGATGGATGGTCAATGGTGACATTACAGAGGATTACTGTCAGCAGTTAGCCAGCGAGCATAAGGTGGTCATCCGTGGCAAGGGTGGGACCCTACAAGAGAAATGGGTAAAGCAGAGTGCTAATGCAGCCAATCACTACTTCGACTGCGAGGCTTACCAGATTGTAGGGGCAGACCTTGCAGGAGTGGCAATGCTGCCCCCTGATGATCAGATCATCGGCAACCGCATTAGGGAGAGGCAGCAGAGGCAATCGGTATATATGAAGGACAGGGGGCGGGCTGAGACTTGGCTAGGCAATACGTCTGGCTGGCTTTCAAAATAAGGGGATAGATGGCGACAGAGTACACAGATGCGCAGATGCTAACTGAGTTTCGGGCTGCAATGATGGCTCTGGCTACCAGCCAGAGTTACAGCATCAATGGTAAGACGGTTACTCGTGCCGATCTAACTAGCATCAGAAATACCATTGAATGGCTTGAGGGTAGGATTGATGCTGATAGTGGTGGTGAGGGTACGGGTGGTGGGTCTGTGCTGGTCCGGTTTAACCAGCCTTAATCAAGGGGTGTAGTGGGTTTTCTTGATAGCATTATCAACTATGTAAGTCCGGGGTGGGGCGTCAAGCGGGAGCTTGCCCGTATGCAAATCAAGGCTGTGGGCAATGTGTCTGGCAGCTTTGGTGGCATGAGCGGCATGAGGGGCGGGACTGCCATCCGGCTTGAAAATCAATGGCTCTCCAAACGTCCTAGCCAATACATTGCAGGCACCAGTCATACCAACTGGCAGCTTGACAACATCAGAGAGCGGGCAAGAAGCCTAGAGCTTAACAACCCCATTGCTAACGCCATGATCAGCAGGGCGGTCGAGAATCTAGTAGGCGATGGCTTCGGACTGCAACCTATGACAGATGATCCTACTTTTAATACAAAAGTAGAGGAGATGTTTTGGGAGTGGGCAGACTCTGCCGACATCTCGGGGCGTAGCTTTCTGAGACTACAAAAGCTGTGGATGCGCAGTCACATTAGAGATGGCGATGTAGGTATCTCGCTGCTTGATGATGGCACGATGCAGAGCTTCGAAGGTGACAGAATACGCAACCCCTACAAAGTAAATAAGGATAGCATAATCGTAGATGGTGTGGAGCTTGATGAGGTTGACAGACCACTTGCTTACTGGATTGAAACGCTTGTAAATAACAAAGTTGATTATTTATCGGTAAAGGCTGAAAACTTTATTCTCTTCATGCAAGAGCATAGGCTCTGCCAGTCAAGAGGGATTAGCTATCTACAATCTGCATTCTCTCTGTTTGATCATATTGACGACTGGATTAAAGCGAGTGTAATCGCAGCTAAGATAGCTGCCTGCTACGGCATTGTCATCAAGTCAACCAATCCTGCACAGGCAATGCGTAACTTATCCACTAGTACCAATGGTGGCGGCGAAGAGCAGAGGATACAAAGCATTGAGCCGGGGATGATTCAATACCTTAAGCCCGATGAGGATATCAGCACTCTCACTCCCTCACAGCCACAGCAGGCATTTGATGCAACCATTAGAGCCTTAGTGAGAATGCTTGGCTTGCCTCTTGGTATGCCAATCGAGTTACTGATGCTCGACTTCAGCCAGACTAGCTATAGCTCTGCTAGGGCATCTGCCTTGCAAGCCCATAGAAGTTTTGAAGCTATTCAAGCGCAGTTTAATGAGCAGGTGTTATCTCGCATCTATAAGTGGAGAGTGCAGAAGTGGATTGATGAAGGCAAGCTAGAGAAGAAGCCTGATGCTCTTAAGCATAAGTGGCATGCTCAACCGTGGCCATACCTCAACCCCATTCAAGAAATTCAGGCTGAGATGGTTGCTGTCGATGCTGGTTTTAAAACTATGCACGATGTACATGCTGCGCTCGGCACTGACTTCGACACCTTCGTGCGTGTGCGATCTGGTGAGATTAAGTCTCTGAGAGATGCAGGTATCCCGCTCATGCGTGGCACCCTATCTGCACCAATTGCAGAGACTACACCAGAAGACCTACAGGCTAAGCTTGATGCTATGAAACAAGCAGAGGGGACGCTAAATGAAGATCAATAAGCGGTGGGGCAATCGGCTATGGGCGATCAAGCAGGACCTGCTTGCATCGGTCATGGCGCTTGATGATGTCGAGTATCAGGCAGTTGAGGCAGAGCCTGTAGAGCAGCCAGCCTATCAAGTAGATAGCGGGGTAGCCGTCATCAACATCTGTGGGTTGATGACTAAGTATCAGGACGTATTTACGATGATGGGTCTGGCTGTCAGCACTCAAGCTGCCAGTGAGGCAATCACTGCCGCCGAAGCTGATAACACAGTAACTGCCATCTGTGTATATATAGACAGCGGTGGGGGAGACGTAAGCGGGACCATCGACCTTGCAGACATGGTGGCAGCTTGCACTAAGCCGGTTGTTGCATACATCTCTGATGAATGTTACTCCGCTGCCTATTGGGTTGCTAGTCAATGCGATAGGGTGCTGATTAACCGGGGCGGGTTTGCTGGCTCCATTGGTGTCTATACTACCATGCTTGATCAGAGCAAGGCAGCAGAGGCACAAGGCATTAAGGTATATGTAGTCAAGGCAGGCGAACATAAGGCGATAGGTGAACCGGGTACAGAGGTTACACCAGATGGGCTGCAAGTAGTCCAGAAAACGATTGACACTGTATATGAGTTGTTTGTGGGGGCGGTGGCGGCGGGTCGAGGGATGTCGACCGCTGATGTAAAGAAGCTGGCAGATGGCAGTGTATATGCCGCCGCCGAAGCAATTAAGCTGGGGCTGGTCGATGAGATTGTCAGCGCTGGCGATGTAATTAAAAG